GTTCAACTTCTGCGTAAGGTTCATAAAGCCGGTCAAACAGTTCTGGTTTGACCGGCATATAAAATCCACTGAACGTCTTCACGATCCAATCTCCTGGGCACACCTTAACCACTCCATGTTCAGTATCTACTTTTCCATGATCAAGATATGGGCGCTTACACTCCATGCAGTCACCAAGGTGGTCGGCATACACACCAGCGGGGCTGATGCGATACCGACGTACCACCTTGCCGTCACTCATCCTTGGAGTGTCATTAATAATTGTTGTTTCACAATGATCCAGAGGATGATCACCATTCTTGAACCACTGTATGGCTTCAATCACGATGGGTCGATGACGATACTTCATAAATCACTCAGTTAGACATTATTCGCTGTCCGCCAACTTCTGAAAATAATCTAGATCATCATCACTGACGGTCGCTGGGGCAGCTGCCTTGACGGATCGCAGATCATCTTCAATCGTCGCGGTTGCCGTCATCTTCGCAGCTTTAGCACTCACTGCTTTCGAGAGATCAGCCGCTTTAGGAGGAGCCACTTCACCCAGCACCTTATCGAGTTTTGCCTTGAGAACATCATAGGATTTATACTGACTCACCGAAGTGAACTCAGTCAAGGAATACTCCTCGCGCCAAATCTTCTCCAATTGAGCATCATCGGAGAGCAACGGAGCGATGCCATCAAATTCACTCTTATCATAGTTTCGATAGCCTTCTACATTGCGAACCTTCAACTTCAGATTAGCACCCTCATACAGATGAAACGGATTCACGGGCTTCTCATCCTGAAACTGTGGATTCATCGCTTCGTTAATCTTATCAAAAATCTTCTTGCCAAATCTGAACAACTTAACTTTCTTATCGTGTTCCGGCATTGCGGAATCAGCCACGACATAGATGTTAGAAACATAGACAACCTTTCGCTTCTGCTTGCGAACGATGTCCTTATTGGATTCAATGCCCGTTTTCCAAAGACCGTTATTGTACTGGCACACAGGGCAGTCTTTACCGATTGTGGTGGGGCACTCTTCAATGTACCAACCGCCAGGACCCTGAAATCCATGGGAAAACTTACGAATCCACGGCAATCCATTTTCACCGTCTTTTTCTGGAGACGGTAAAAACCGAATCACCGCATAACCATTTCCTGCTTTGTCTACGGTGGGTTGCCAGAATCGCAAATCCTCTGAGGACGATTCTCCCTGACCGCGACTCAGGTCCTCAAGGGCTTTGGTGAGTTTGGTGAGATCATTACGTTTAAGTGATGCAAAAGATGACATAGAAACCTCCTATAAAAACCCAGTATTAATTTGTCCACAATAATACCATAACGAATAACATATATTAGTATATAGTATTACACTGTCACTGTCAAGTTTTTACGCAACAATTGTTTTGATTTTCCAACATCAACTGCGACAAATGGATCATACTTCTCGCAGGTAAATAGAAACTCTGGTGCGCGAATAGTGTCTCGAATCTTACTTTTCCACATTGGAAAGAAATTCAAAACACGATTTAATACAATAAGCGTCTCTAACGCGATTCGATGTGACCACACTGCTGTTAACAATAATGGATATTCCTGATGCACATAGATCCATTCATTGAGATTGGGTGTTTGATCGTGAAGCCAGCGCGTGTCTTGTTCCACTTGATACATGAGCGATTCATGGACTTTTCGATATGCCAAATACCGATCATATGCTTCTGAAGCGACTAACATGCGGCTATACAAATGAGGATCAAATAAACAATTCGCCACTAATAAATCTTGATACTGTTCAGGAGTCTGATATAGACGAGCCAATTTAGCAAAAACAAACCGATCAGGGCGCAATTCAAACTTCGCCTGTGTGAGCGTGGTTTTCCCATGATACTTGAAATAATCATAAGACGCACGGGTGAAATGCAATCGTATGGCAAAAAACATTCTAGCTGCATCAAACGGAGACATCATAAAGGCAAACGTCCATATCGAGGAATCAAGTGTAAATCTTCAGCATCCTGTGCAATCAATGCCTTCAATCTGTCATCCATCAACAACAACGCAGCCTCCATTTCCATATCAATCTCTTCACAGTAATGCACCACAGATTCGATGTAGTTCAAATTGTGTAGCTGTGAAGTTGACACAATCGCCTTAAAGAAAGTTTCTTTTTCCTCTCTTGTGGGCATTAGCTAGCTTTCTTGACGACAGTTTGATACAGACGTTCAAACTCCTCATGTTGTGCAACCTCTTCATCAAAGTTCTGTTTGTAATGAACCTTGACGAGTTTGGAGACAAGCTTCTTTGGCAACTTAAGATCACCAGAGACTTTCTTGATAGCCTCTCGCACGTATTCCCGCTCACCTTCTGCGCGAGCCAGACTCTTAGATGTTTCAGTCAATGCAGTAGATAATTTCTGCTTCTCTTCTGAACTGAGTGCGGGGATTTTAACTGTTGGCACAGTAGACATAACGAACCTCCATAATAAAAGATGATGAACTACAACTCGCGATCACGATAAAAAATATGATCGCCGATTTTTGCGACTCGCAACTTTTCTCGCGCCCAACTCGGACTCACATAGACGGCATGAAAATATTGTGCGCGTCCCAATAGAATGAGTATATCGCGATCAAAGACATTTTTCAAACTTTTTTGCGCTATGCGTTTAGATTCTGCCCATAATTCAGGATTAGGTGGATAATACCGCATACAATGATAGGAAAATTGGCAAATTCGTTTACTCCCTACCATAAGGGACTGATGCACTACTCCACAAACAGTTCGCGGGTACTCTTTAATCGCAGTACGATTAAGAATCACCAGTGCAACGGCTTGTTTTCCTATATGCGATTGATTTGCAGCTTCATAGTAAATGGCTTGAGTTAAACAAACTTCTTCCTGTTTCGTGTATCTGGGTGCAGCTGCCCAAGGTCGCGCATGCTCACTATCCGAAAACTCCATTACCTGATAACTTGCATGCCCCATCGTGGTAGGAACGATGACGTTCATACCAAATGCAGCAGTCAACAGAAATGCCACGACCGCCATTAGAAGACGACGGCGAACCGGCGCACTCGATTTTGGTAATGCGCCAACAGGACGACGCGATCTCGTTCGTGTACGTTTCATATGTGTGGGGGGAAACGAATGGGTGGAGGACAGAACATCCTCCACCCAAAGTTATAGGACTACCAACCCATCCAACGCATGCCGTAATGAGCAACAGCGCAGACAACCGCAACAGCGACACCCACTGCCACTCCGTTAGATATGAAAGAATATCGTGCATACCGCCCTCCTGGTTGATTTTGACTGCATCAATAAAGACACACATTCACTCACTGTCATCTCCAATAGCCAGAGCATGGAATTCTTGAATTCGTCTGTATACTTGTGCACTATATTTATACTTTGGGAAATGCCAAATCTGTGGTAGTTGACCCGTTGAGACACCAATAAGAATAGCGATAGATGGGATCTCCTTTCCAAATCGCTCTTCAGCGAGAAGCGCATAGGTTGTTGCTTGATGAAAATAGTCCAGAATGCCATCCTCATATTTGGGTTTATTAGATCGTTTGAAATCCAAAATAGTATACTGCCCATCCCACGTACAGATACAATCAGTGCGACCCGCAACTTTCAATGCATCACTATACAGTGGCACTTCTGATCCATGAATCGCAGAAACATGACTTTGTAATACTGGTACCATTTGATTTAAGAGCGATTTAATATTAGGTAACACTTGTGATTGTTGAAAGGGTGACCATTGATTAGTAATAATTTTTTCTAAGGCGCGATGAAGCCGAGTGCCTTCCCCCGCTGCACGTGAGGTGATTGCATTGGCTTCTGCGTCCCCCACCCGCTCGCGCCATTCGCGCAAGCCGCGCTTCTTATCCTCACTTGAGGTTTTCCCCAGCATAGTCGTCACGGACGCATACGTGTTTCCTTGTTGAGTGGTATACCATCGACCTTGTGGTGTTGTGTCTTCTGTCAATTCTATTGTGTGCCCCCACAGATCTTGTGTGAACATCTCAGAAAAAACTTTCTAATGTTGAAGAGATTCCTGATGTTTTGAACTGGCGGACATCTCTCAACCGCAATTCAGCATGACCGGTTGTCTCGCGAACAAACATTGCACACAATTCTGGAAACCGTTGTACTAATTGTTTTGTACTTTCAGTGATGCGCTCTTCTGTTCGTTCTTCTTGCATTCCACCGATGCCATAGTATTTGGTTTTACAGGTGATGTCATCAAGACGCACAACCTTTCCATCTTTGACATAATGTTGAAGTGTGCGTTCAAAATCTTCTTTGTCATCGAGCGTGACAGAAAGATTATCTTCGTGGCGAGTAATCACCCCCCAACATGATCCAATGCAATAATAAAGCCCAACAGAAACGCGATGTTTCATAAACATGGGATTTGCGGCAGCATATACACCAAACAAATATGCATGTTCTTTGTCTAAGCAGTCAAACCCACGATGAATCACCTGTTTCTCAAGACTCTCTACAG